TTTTCTTCATTTGTAGTAGAAGATGCAATCAATGATTTTGTATCACGAATGCCTCTTTTAATTGTTCCTATTCTATTTTGCAGTTCCTCTAGTTGTGCATTATCAGCTGCATTTTCTGGCCGGCCAAAGTATTCAGCAAGTTTTTTTACTTCTGAATCATCACTATCAGGTGTTGCACTTCCTGAACCTCCTGATGCAGGAGCTGGCGGCACGATAGGTGAAGGAGATGCTGCTACAGCAGGCGGCGCCACAACAGGTGAAGGAGGTGCTGGTGCTTTTACTGGATACTTTTTCTTGAATTCTTCTCCAGCAGCAATCATGGCACCGAAATCACCACCTTCGCCCGCTTTTACAACACCCTCTAAATCACCAAATATTTCTTTTGGTATAACCTCTTCAGCAGCTTTATTTGCCACATCACCACTTGGTGTTGAGGATACATAACTACTACTTTGATTATTTACTTTTGGTTCTTCTTCTTTTACATCTTCTTTAATTAAATCACCAAATATGTTTTTAAAGAATCCTTTTACACTATCAAATATTTTAGAGACACTATCAGTCACAGGCTTAAAAATTTCTCCTAAAGAATCCAAAACACCTTTTAATTGGTCTTCACCAAATAATCCTAATGTTAAAAACTCTAACATTCCTCCAAAATAAGAAACAATTGAGTCTGTGAAACTACCAGTCTCTTGATATTTTTTCCATCCAGCCATGATGCCAGAAACCAAAGTACCGACAATCAATAATGGTAAAGCCAATCTGCTCAACAATCTAATTATCATTCTTGGATTGAATAGTGATTTTACAACTTCAATTAAAGCACCACCAATAAAACTGGCAACATTTCCTAGAATATCCATAATTCCAGAAGGTGCTGCACCTGCAACTTTTTTACCAACACTGGCTGTTGGCGATTTACTTTTTCCTGGTTTTAATTTTCCAGCAGCCTTATCTTTTTGTTTACGAAAGAAATCAGAAGCACTACTTGTTGATTTGCCACCTTTAAGTTTAACTAACTTTTGGATGTTTTGTGAAAGATTCTTCACATCTCTTGCCATTCCAGGCAACACCATTGTATTTTTTGCAATAATAGTCAAAACAGAAGATGATTCTGCTCCTAAACCTTCAGAACCTTCTTTTGAAGGAGACTTTCCTTTTTTTTCTTCTTTACTACTTTTGACTCCTAATTTACCACGAATAAGAGTAGACAGAAGGTCATCACCACCTAAAGTGTTTTTAGCCATTTGTTTTTTAATATCAAATTGGCCTTTTTCATAGCCAGCACTTTTCAACATATGGTCTTGTAGTAGTTTTTTAAAATCTGCCATTATCTGCTTCTTTTACTTGCTTGTTTTTGTAAAGCGATTCTTTCTTTTTCTTCTTCCAAATACTTAATTAGAAGCCCAACATAAATGCTTCTTTCCCAAGGTAACATGTTTTCAAGTTCAGTCAAACTATACTTGTGGTGTTGCATCAATGCAAAGTTTGTCTGATAATAGTTACTTAATGTATCATAACGAAATATTAGACGAAAAAATTTTGCATGCCCTTAATTGTAATTTCTTCTTCGTAATTACATTTTGGACATTTAAATTGAACATCCTTTTTAATCTCAGGCATTTTATCAAAGAAATCTTTGAATTTTTCCAAATCTTTTTGTTGCATAGAATCAATAAAATCTTCCAACTCTTGTTTGGTTGAATCTTTTGCATGGTAAATTTGGTCTTTGTCAAAAATGTAATCAATACAATCAACAAGAACATGAGTCAATACTTGATTCTCATCCATGTTTTCATATTTTTTAACCATTTCGAATGTTGGATATTTCAAACAAACACCTAAATTTTCAGTTAATTTTATTTGATTGATGTGTCCTTCATGTCGTGTAGGTTCAATTTCTAACAAATTGAATTTAAATCCAACTGTACCACTACATCGAATTTGTTCGCCACTATCATCTTTAATCATGTTGTTACATTTATATTGTAAATCTACAACTTCTTCAACAGACCGAGCTCTCATATTCATAAAGAGATATTCAAGGTCAAATGTTGGTAATGTGTCAATATCAATATCATCCAATACACAGTTTTTCAAAACTTGTCGAATAACATTAATTGTTTCTTTTCCATCTTCCGATTCTGCAGCCATGAGGAAAAGTTTTTGTTCTTTCACCAAGAATGGGCGGAAACGAACAATTTTGTCATTTGAAATAAGTTTCACTTCATAGATTGGAACATCTAGTTTAGGTAGCATAATATCCTCGCTTGTTAATTATTAAAGTGCTCTACCAAAAGGTAGAAGTCTTGACCCAGCCGCACCAAAAAGTGATGCAGCAGCTGCGCCAATGTCATATGTACCTTCATATACGGTACGATATTTTTGATATGCAAAAGAAATTTGGAGTCTATGAAATGCATCATCACCCCAACTTAATGATTGAGGTGCAACTCCAATTGGAAATGCATCAATCAATTCAACTGCATATATCTGTTTAATAAAATCATCATATTGAATAATTTTAATGTTTGTCATGTATCTTGATTTATCACCTTTTGGATATCTCAAGTTATTTGTATCTGATGGATGAATTGCTTCCATCCAACGGTCAAATAATTTTCTTTCATAGAACTCATTGGTACACAAGAATGTTAATGATGTATCACTATATTGTGTTTGATATGGTATTTTGAAAGTTGGTCCATAAATCTTAACATCAGCTGTTGTCAATGTTTTACCAGGCAATTCTGCGGCTTCACATTGAAGTGCCAAGTTGCGAGACATGGATGAGTTAGAGGTTTTAGAATATTCATCTCCACCACCTGAATTACGACCAAATGCTGAATTGATTGCATCTGAAACATCACTAAAAATTGAGTTTGGAAAATTCAAAATCTTTTCAAGTATTGAGTTACCAATAAATGAATTAATATAGGGTGGAATAGGAAGAATGACTTCATACCGACAAGTTTTTGCCAACCCATCTTTGGATCTGATATTTGCTAAAAATAAATTTGGTGAGAATGCCATTAGAATTTTTTCCGTGAATCTGCGTAAACTTTACTAGTAGAGGCACCAACAAATGATTCTAGTGGTAACATTGCAGCAATGTCCCACTCATCTGCGGTTATTTCCAAAAATCTGGATTGAATCTGTGTAAATAGATATCTTTTAATACATGGATTTGCTTCAAATATCCTAGAAGCTGCAGCCAAGTATCTGTAGTTAATTTTTAACTTTGTCTTTTCATCATAAGTATCATTAGATAATGTATCACTCAATTTGTCTAATAAAACCATTCGATGTTTAGGATGAATGTAGTGTAAATTCAAACCTAAAAAACCATCATTATACTTTTCAATTGGAATAACCAAAGGAAATTGGTCATAGTATGGCATACTTTCTTTTGTCTTTGGATCATAGAAATAGAAGTACATTTTTCCAATCATGGATGTATTTTTAAGTCTATCTCTATCCCGCATCAATGCAGATGAGGTTGGTTTCAAGTCTTTTACTTTTGCTCGCAACCATGCCCTAGAAGCATTGGTTCTAGGTGTCAAACCTTCTTTTGCAAGTGATGTTTTAATTCTGTCAAGTAGTTTTGCCATCTTCTATTTATCTCATATGCCTAAGTCTTTTTCAGTTAAGACTTTGAATTGCCAACCATGTTCTTTACAAAACAAATCGGCAGCTCTCCATTTTTCTTGGTTCACGGCATATGTTGCCGACTCTTGGATAAAGCGTGCCGTTTTACGTCTCCGCACAGGTTGTTTCGTCTGTGACTCTGGCTTTATCTCTAGTATCATTGTAGTCTCCTGACCATCTTTCCGTTTGATCCTGACGATGAAGTCTGGAAAGTAACGATGCACTTGTTGGTCGATAGGAGACTTGTATGGTATCGGCAACTCTTCCGATGCCCACCAAATAACTTTTGGGTTATCATCTAACCACTTCATTACCCTAAATTCCCATGAAGAACGATAGACAATGTTATCTGCATTGCCATTATACTTCTTTGGATTCTTAGGATTGAAAATTCCTTTTTTATATGACATAAATACTATCTATAACATCTCCTATAGGACAATCATGGCACTTTTTGGTTTTTCAGACATATCATTTAACAAAGGATCCTCGGAACGAAAAGGTCCTTTAGCTCCTTTAGTGCAAAATGAATTTCAAACAACACTTCTTAGATATCCATTGGATATTGGAAATGCTGATAAAGGACACTATATGGTGTTCTATATTAGAGAACAAAGAAATACTTCGTTTAAAAGAGGAAGTTTTGCTAGCGTTGATAGGATTGATAGCAATCAAGCAGCAGAGAAACAATTACTTAGTGGCTTACCAGGTGGAGTGGGACCAGGAGGTTCATCAATAGGCCAAGAACTTTTAGGAAAAGTTAATGGTGCTTTAGGTCAATTAAATGCAAAAACAAATGGTGCTCTAAAAGGTGTAACTAGTGTATTGGGTAAAGCTGCAACATCAGCTGCTTCAGCTATTGACAATGTTTTTGGAAAAGCAGGAGTTACTGTTGGAGGAAACTCAGCTGCAACTAGCGCACATATAGACACTTCAATAAAAGCGATTACCGGTGGTAGTTTGGGTTTAGCAAGAACAACTAAACTAACTAAAGATTCTATTGCAATGTATATGCCTGACACTTTAAACTATTCATATTCACAAGGATATGAAGATGTGGCTATGGGTGGTGAGTTAGGAGCTAAAGCTCTTGCCGCTGGATCTTCCGCTTTTGATAAATTAAAAGAAGGATCACCAGGCGCTGCAATAGGATCAATTATAAAAAGTGTTGGGTTAGAAGCTGGAAAAGGTATTACAGGTATAGCTGGTGATAAAACTGGAGGCCAATTATTTACTGCAGCTACAGGCTTCGTTACTAACCCTATGCTTGAAATGATTTATAGTGCCCCTAGTATGCGGTCTTTTCAATTTGAATTTACTTTTTATCCAAGAGATGAAAGAGAAGCACTTGAAGTTCAACGTATTATTGAAAGATTCAGATTTCATCAAGCTCCAGAATTAGCTGAAGGAACAAAAGGATTTTTAGTAGCTCCTTCTGAATTTGATATTAAGTTTTATTATGCTGGTTCACAAAATCCAAATATTCCACCAATTGCAGACAATTGTGTTTTAACACAAATGGATGTTAACTATACACCAAACGGTTTTTCAGCATATGAAGTGCCTGGTGAAGATAAACCATCATTAGGAAGAACTGGTATGCCAGTTGCAATTACAATGCAATTACAATTCAAAGAAACAACTTTCCTCACAAAAGCAGATTTCAGAGATGATAAACAATTGGAATCAAAAAATAATAGTGTGGTTAAAAATCCTATGAGTGGTAAATAACTATGGCTAAATTTTTCAATTATTTTCCTAAAACAATTTATACTTCTAACACAGCTGTTGGTGGTTTAGATACTGTAACTAATATTATTGCAAGGTTTGGGTTTGAAAAAAA